CTTTGGGACATCAAAAGCATGCCCAGTTTCATGGAAAAAGATACCAAATTTATTTTCTGTTTTTGTTCCTAACAGATCTTTCTTTGAAATTTCTACCACTTTATCTACTACATTTGCTCCACCACTTAAAGGTTCTCTAAATGTAATATTTTTTAAATTCTTAATGTACATCTTCTTTTGCTCTGGCATAAGAGTATTGATTTTTTTAGCCAATTCATTAGCTATTTTATTGCCATATGTCGAAATGAAATTTGAACTTTGCAATCCATCAATAATAGTTTGTAAATCTTTGTCTTCATTCTTAGGCTCTTTAGGTAATTTATCATCATCAACCCAATGAGCTGAAATAGAACACATACAATTGGGATGCACTGGAATATTAGGCACTTCCCTAACTGGATAAACTCCATCATCACCGTATTCAGTACTCTTATCAGCAATCTGACGACATACCTTACAGGCATTACCTTCTGCAATCCACTTAACAAACTTATAACCATACTTCATAAGTGAATTCTGCTGAGCAGTAAAATATACCCTAGCCGTTTCAGTTCTAGCTAATCTTTCAGCAGCATATTCTTGATTAGTAATACTTGCTGATACCATTCCAGTTAACCACTTCGCCATTTTTTGTGGAGCTTCACCACGAATAACTGCACTGGATATCAATCCATCTAATTGCCCCTTCAAGCCATCAATATCAGCCCAGATTCTTTTAGAAAAATTAGCTCCTGCAACCTGCTTGGTAATTTGTTCTTGAACTTCTTTTGAAGTCCATAGATTAGATTTAGTAGTAATACCAAGAATGCCAGCTTGACGCTCTTTTTCTTTGATGTAGTCATTCCAGAGCTTATTTGTTAAGCTACCTTCTTGATCTACACCAAGTTCAACTAGTCTAGCACCTATCTTTGATTTGATAATTTCATTACGATTAATCCGCATAGTTGCGTTGTAGATTTTTAAACGGTCGTTAACGTCTTTTGAAAAGTCTTTACGAGTAACGTGTTTTCCTTTAGCTCTCAACGCATTAGCTTTATCAACAGCTCGCTTAGCTAATGATTCATATTCTTTCATTGCATCAGCTTTAACCAGTTTACCCTCTGATAAAGCCAAATCTGCCTTTATCTGCTGATTTATATCAGAAATCGTCTGATTATACATACTAACTATATGTTGGTTGTATTTTTCCATGTCTTTTTTAGCCGATTCTTGCCAAACCTTTTCTGCTTTAGCTCTCTGATCCCAGTAAGCTTTACTCTGTTTCAGACTTGTCGTCATCATTATCACCAAAATTCAAATAATCAGGCAATGACCCAGCAGCTTGTTGAGCATTTTTGATGTTTTCTTGCTTTTCTTCATTAATTTGCTTGATTTCTTCATCAGGATCATTAACGAATGGCAATAATTTAAGTGCAGTTCTTTGAGAAACAAGTCCTTCGACATTCTTAGCCTCTGAAATTGCACCAGCAACATCAGTAGGTAAGTTTGGATAGAACTCAATTGACAACTGATCCCATAAATCAGGCTTATTGACTACTTGACCAACAGAAAAAATCACTCGGAACAATTGTCGGAGTGATTTTTTAAATTTTCTAACTTGGTTTGCTGTTTTATTCTGTAATGATAAGAGCTTATATTGAAGAGCCACGCCACTTTGATTACCTGCAAAAGCTTGATCGTTAAGATTAGGCACCATAGATACTTGATAAATCAGATCTTCTAGCCTTTTCAAGTAATTTTCCTGCATACCATCATTATCCGGTTTAGAAACAAATTCCAGCTTTGGCTCTGCTCCTGGTGTTGTATTAGGCAGATATAGAAATCTGTTATTAACTAAATCAATAATCGGTTTACCTGTCTTTTTATTCTTCTTCAAATGAACATTAAACAAAGCTAAATAAGCATTATCAAAATATTCATTCTGATTAGCCTTTTGACTAAGAACCTTATCATACGCATTTAGTAGCGTCTTAACTGGATCAAGTACACCTTGTCGTTCTTCATTTTCATAGAACTCGACAGCTGGAACCATCTTATAAGGATTAACTGTATAGTCATCTGATATCTTCATATCATCGAAATCATAAACCTTATTAGCATAGTAGATTTTACCCCTAGCTTGCCAGTCGCTTTCAGTGTCGTAATATTCATACATTACGAATGCTAATGGTTCTCTGTTGACTGTATTGTCATAGATAATAAAAGCTTTGGATGGACTAACATAGTTAAATTCTGTTTCAGCATTCTCATTTTGATAAACATATCCAATCGAGCGCCCATAAATACTTGTTTGTTTTCCTAATTCATTGAGCTTATCAAAGAATGAAACATGATTTAACCAATTTTGCAGGTTATTATTATTATCGCCTTTTTCTAACGTAATCTTAGGTGTTACCCCTAAAGAATATCCGTTATAGGTATCAACAATATATTTAGCTAAGTTAGCTACTAATCGGTTATCAGGTCCAAATTCTTTAGGATCATCGTCTAAAATATCATGTTTACTCAAATACAACCTCATATTCTCACGATATTTAGGCTGTAAATGATCGGTATTCCAATTGATAAATCCTTTCAGTTCATCGTCAGTCAATTCTTCATCTTTTGGAAATAGGAAAGTTCCATTTCTTGTAACTAATCCTCTACCTCTAACTTTTTTCAACTAATCACCACCTTAAAAATATATATTTGGAATAAATTCATTATCAAGCTGCTTGTGCTGGTTATATAAACCATATCTAAATGAATCCATTACGTTATCATGTTCTTTCTTAGGTACACCTTTAACCGGATCCCAAACGTACTGATACAAATCATCTAAAAAAGGCTCTGCACAACTGCGCAAAACCTTAAACTTGCCTAATTTAATTCGAGATGAGCAATATTCAATTCCATCCATAACTGATTTATCAGCATTCCTAGCTTGAACATCTTGTTGCTGAAAGTAAGATACATATTCAGGACGCGCAGAATCACACCAGAAATTAATCCCATAACCACGCTTATCCTGTATCTGATGTGCTATATCAACCCAGTAATCAATATATTTACCGGTTGATTGATAAACGCCAATTAAATAAGAGATATCAGTGTCAGGATCATCTCCCATGACTGTGATTACATTTTCATGTCCTTTAGCAAAGCCCCAGTCAACACCACAGTAATATTCAAGATTATCAGGCACTTCATCAACCACCATTGTCTCCTTATTAAAGTCCTGATAAACGATACCATCACCAGTTGCCCACAGACCTAGAATGTCACGATCATAAAATACACCAGTCTTAGAGGCTTTCATTGACTTAACATAGTCAGATGCAAGGGTTGTATTATCATCAATCGTAAAATTAAACGATACAACACCAGCGTCAGGTTTCTTATTATCAATGTAATTTGTTTTAAGCCAGTGCGTAGGAATATCAGGGTTTGTATCGCATATAATATGTGAACCACCTTTAGAACAACGGTTTTGAATTTCATTAAAAACTGCTTCATTTGCAAGGGATGCTTCATTTACATAAGCGCCATAAGCTGTAAAACCACGGGCACTTTTCAACCCATTAATTGAACCAGTATAAACAGGGACAATGTCAACGCCAAACAAATGATAATGATTGTGTTTGTCAGCATTAAGAGTAATTCCAAATTGAGTTTGCAATTCTGAGATCACGTTATTATAAATTGAACCAGAACTAGCTCCAGCTAATATAAAACGAGGATGATTATTACCTTCTTTTTCAGCTTGCAATGCTACTCGTTTCAATTCATTCATAAATAGAACATTGTTGACAAAACTCTTTCCAGATCTAACACCACCAGATAAGATCATTATTTTAAAAGGCTTAGTTCTATAAAAATGGAATACCTGAGCTTGTTTTAAAGTAAAAAAATCAGTTATTGCCATTTCTATCATCTGCCTTATCTAATGAAACTAACATCTTATCAAGTAGCTGCTCGATATCTTGCCCATTATCTTCCATTGCCTTAGCTTTAGCCTCTGCAACTCTAGCATCAGCATTAGCTCTACGTAATTGCGCTTTACCAAGTGGATCAACAGGATATCGTTTAAGTATTTCTTTAGCTGCTGAAATTCGATCTTTTGCCGAAACTGGAACATCGTCATATACGCCCTTAGCAGTTGTTACAGACTCTGTTTGTTCACCCCGCATAACTGACGATAAATATTCTAAAACCTCTCTAGCCCCTGCTATCTTTTTCGATTCGAGCTTTTTCATCTGCTCTTCTATATAAGATTTGAGTTCAGGTTTATTCAGGTTCTCGTTTCCAATTGAATAAGCTGTTTTAGGCGAATATCCAGCTTTAATTGCAGCGTCTTTGGCATTACCAGACTTTATATATTCGTCACAGAACTTTTTCTGCTTTGTCGTTAATTTACTCAAACCATATCACCACCACCTTAGTTTTATGCATACCAATGTCTAAAAGGAATATTTTGAGTTTTTAGGGCTTCCTTCGCGAAAGTTTTTGGATCAGAACAATTACCAAAAGCAATCTCAGTAAGTACTTGTTCATACAAATTATCTTCCAATAAATGGGCTACTTCGGGATCTGATTGCTCTTCTTTTATTTCTTTAACCCCGTCTATTACATCTTTTATTTTCATTTTGATTCTCTAATCTTATCTATCAAATTATAAATAAGGCATACAATACCCATTACTACAAAGAATAAAACTATCGCACCAAAATATAATAATGCTGGACTTAGAACTAGCCACCATGACCATGTAATAAGATTCATAATTCTGGCTACCGCAAAAATGATTGTTAGAATTACTGCTAAAAATTTCATAAAAACCCCCATCAAAAAAGAGCTAGTCTTTTGACTAACTCTTACAAAATTAATTTATTTTTTAATATAATCTTTTTTTATTAGAATAAATAACAAAATCACAAGCAGGACAAAAATATCTAAAATCTTTAGAAGGGGTGTCAAAATCTACTGAAGTAAATTGATTACCTAATTTGGGCATTAAAGCCAATCTTCTGTTTTTATTCCAGCAACTAGGGCAATATTTTCTGGGATCACCCTTTCTGCAAATAAAACCGTCATCATCTAAATCAATATTGTCAGGTATTTCAATATATTTCTTCAGTTCATCATATTTTTCTTTCAATTCAAGATTTTGATCTCCTAATCCTATCAATTCTTGCTGAAGAGATAATAAAGCATCATTTAGTTCACGATTTTTCAATTTTTCTGCTAAAGCTTGTGCGTTTTTTAATATAGAAATTGCACTACTAAAAGTTATCATAAATATTCACCTCAAAAAACATTATAAAAAAATCAACTCCGAAGTAATAGAGTTGACTTTTTGAGATGATTGAATTTTTTAGCTGGAATATCCAGCAATGGCAACTGATGGAATTGAACCACCGCTAACTTGGTACTTTATGCCAATAGGCTCCCAACCGAGCTAAGTTACCATGATACTCTGTTAAGGTACAGAGCTAAACCAGATGCAATTCTGTAAATTAAAATCAGACAAACAAAATATATTCGTGATCTGAACAATATTATTTTTACGCCTGCTTTCCGACAGGCAATGGGCAGGCAAGGAGTTGAACCTTGCTAGATACGTGAAAGAAGATCGCCTTCTTTCATTCCAAATTGTGTTCCGTTCTACCCACGGTCTCTGTTGCGGTCCACTGCGAACAGATAACCAGCTCTTAGCTCCACGCTCTCCTCGAAACCGTTGAGGGTCATGGCATGAAGATTGTGCCTAGGCAAAAATACTATTATATATAATAATCGCTAATGACTACCTAATGCCTAGGCTAATGAGCAATCTGGGGTCGAACCAGATTACTCACAAAAAAAGTAATTTTTAGGATTAAGAAATGAAAATACTTTTGTTAGGGACATCTAGCCTGCTTTTGCAGGCTATAACCGCCAGTCGAATTGAACGACTGCTAGCATCTACCAAGAACGGTTACTTTTAATCTGTTACTTACTGAACAAATTAAGATCTTGTATTAATTTCGAAAGGAGATATTCTTTCAAACGTACCGCACGTAATACCATCAAGGTGAAGTCGAAAGATCGTAACCACCACGTCTAATCTTTCGACAATAACAATTTATCATGAAATGCACGCAAGCAGTGCGCAATGTTTACGCAAGCTTTACGCACGACTAATTTTTCCGGATCTTAATCTTATCAGGCCATACTGTTTTGACTTTCTGGCTGAAAACTCTTAAGTCGGGTAAATCATCAACGCCGAAATATCTTTTCCAGTAAAGCCAACGATCAGCGAATTCACACTGAGCATTAATCTTCTTAGTATCAATTGACCTAGTTGACAGATTAACTGCAGCTGCTACATCAACAATGCGTAATTGATCTATGTACGTTCCGATTAAGATACGTCTGTAAGGCTTTAAAGCTGTATCAGTGCAATTATCCATAGTTCGATAAATCGCTGCACAGACCTTCCTAGCGGGATCAGCAATATCAATATCGTCTTGTGCTTCGTCAATGAAATTCTTCTCAACGCTATTCTTGTTTGTTGATCCCGGTGCAAATGATAATTGAGGGCTTGTAAGTTGATTACGGTGTAAGCCAGCTAAATTAAGATAGCTCTGAAAATTAATAGTCAAGAACTTATCCACCCTTTTAGCTGTAGCTCTTAAATTCGGCTGTAATCCTAAGTCAATTTGATACACACTTACACTCCCTCTCATCTTCTAGTTGTTTAGTTACTTGCTTTATTCGCTGCTAACATATCAGTAAATATTCGATCCGTGATCTCATGAGGATCTTCATCTTCGGGGCAATGATGCTTAGCATACTTCAAGATGTTCAAGTACATCATGACTGCTGTTTCATTGCCTACTTCTAAATCGTTCCTAGTTTCGTCCATCATTCGACCTCACTTTGATTTCATGCTCAATCAAAGGCAGCAGCTCCTCAACTTTATCTTCGTCAATCATTTCTTCGATTGTTGGCTCTATAATATTTTCAAAATTCTTGATGTTTGATTTAAGCATTGATCTAAAATTCTTAAGTTGTTCTGTCTTGAAACATTTGTAATTGCAAGTATTAACTTCGTATCCATACAATTTCATAGCCAAGGCCTCTCTTTATCTTCTTTAGCTACTCTTAAGTCCCAGATTCCATCGCCCATGTATGTCAAAATGTCATCGAAACTGAAAGAACACATATAGCCGTATTTAGTATGAACTCCCCAAACGCAATTGACTGCGAACTTTCTTGGATCAAACTTCAATAAACCGTTATCTTCTAAAAAACTTCTAGTATATGTGTCCTCAAACTCTCCTCTCGTTCCTCTAGTCCCAATCTTCAACTCAATTGCCATAATTATCTCTCCATTTCTTGTAATACTCTTCAACTTCTTTGTCATAGTCTACTGGCTTAAGTGAACCGTCTTCTTGTACGTGATACCACTTGCCTTTTTGATACTTTAAATCGTTGCTCATAGGCAAAACACCACAAACCCGACAGCACCCAGACAAATCAGCATCCCTGCAATGAATATCAATTCCGCACTATGCTTCATACTGTCTTAACTCCCGAACCATAGCTTGCGTTGCTACTCTTTCGTCACTTTTTAGCCAATTTGCGCTCCAGTCTAAAGTGTCAAGCTCAAAACTCAAAGAACAGTTATGCTGCTCAGCAATCTTTTTCGCTAACTTTAAAGCTAATTTCTTATCGTTAGCGATGCTTGCATCTACAAATTTGCTTACCAAACTCAAATCAATTTTTTGCATTTAATCACCCATATCTCTCTTAATCCTTACGTCAACTCTTGCACGTTTGGCATACCTCTTTTTGACTAGCAAAGTTGTTACTTGCTTGTCATCGTGATAAACACCTCTCATAACTTCAACCATTTTGTGAAGTCGTTTATCACGCTTCATTTTTGGGTTCATGCCGTCCATTATGATTTTTCCTACGTTATCAGCATCAGGTTTCTTAGTTGGCAGTTCTTGGTTAGCCAAACATAAAGCCTTACGCTTCTTGCTTAAACTCTTTGGAATTTCAAAATACGCTATGATTTTGACATCTAAGGGCTCGTCCTTATCAAATACGTCTTTAAAACTATTAATCGCTGTATACCTAACTAAATCCTCGTATTGAGACGTTTTCTTTGGTGTATAAGTAACTGTCCTAGTAACCCTAGGTCTAGCCTTGCCTACTGGCGGTCCTTCAATCGTGAAATTAACTCTCATACTCAGTGATAAGTTCCTCAATGTTTTTATGCTGAATTTCAGTTAGTCCTAATAATGTCGGTGGTTTTCCAGCAACATGAAGAATTAGGTCTTTTCCGTAAGCCGATATAATTACTGTGTCAACTCTCCCACTCTTAACCGCATTCTTAGTTTCTTCCAGAAATTCCAAAATTTTTTCTTTTTTACCTTTTTCCATCTCTATTTTCCTTCTCGTTTTTCCAAGCAACTTTGGCAAATAAATTTTCCATTTTCATCCAAAAACAAATCGTCGGTGTTAAATACTTCCCAACAATATTCGCAAAAATTAAAATTCCAATTCATCATAAAGCTCCTACAATCAAAATAATTGCTGCTAGCAGGATCAGAAATGCTGCTACAAAAAACCAATCAGTCATAAATGAACCCCACCATAACTGCAACTTGTCTAATATCGTGAAGAATTGGATCTTGTAACCATTCTCTATACTTATCGCTTACTGGCATATAGTCACTTGCAGCTCCAAGTTCCCAGTCCTCTTTCAGGGCCTTTTCATCATCAATATCTAGCAATGCTCTAAAAGCTCCTTGAAAAGTTAACCCCATTTCTGACTGCATTTCATGAGATACCCAATCAATTCTTGCTTGAACAAAATCTGGTAAAGGGAAGTTCCTTGCAGGTGGAGAACACTTCCCATCTACCACTCGCCAGCCATAAGCCCAACGATAACTTTCTTCAACACTATCTTTCTCTACTTTGAATTCTTTCATAGTTTCCTCCCGCAGATAGGACAATAGTTGATATTAATTTCATCAGTACTATCCCCGTAATAATCACCAACAATGAGCGACATAGATTTATCCGTATTAATATCCACTGTTGCTTCAACATAATTATCGTTAGCAAAATAGTGACATTCCAGCAGTGTATAATGCTTTTTTCCAGTTTCATGATGGCAATACGGACATTTTTCTTTCGTTGCCATTATTCCATATCCTCTTCTACAAGTTCGATACCAACTAACATTTCTGGTAATGAGTCTAAAAAATCTTCGGTTTCACACTTTTCCCCAATATTACTTATCAAAATAGCTTTAAACCATTTCTTTCCTTCTTCATCTTGTCCCAGATCTTCAAATTCAAAATCAAGCTTACTAGTTTTTTGTTTGAGTAAACTTAATAAGGTATCCCCATCTTGAAAGTCGGAAAGCATATCAGCAAAAGTACAATTTCCTCCAATTTCAACAAATGCAAATCCTTGATATTCCCATTGCTGAAATGTTAATTTTATTGTCTTCTTTGAAAAACGATATATATAATTTGGATCAAATGATTTCATGATTTAGCCTCCAACTACTTCTCTAACCACGCCATGAAGTACCTTAGCAACCTCACTGGCTTCTTTCTTGTCTATGAAGATGGACTGAACAAATCCAGCTGAACGTCCTGTCGTGTCTAAGATCTCAACCATGTACATATCAGGTATTGAGTACCATCGGTACTCTTTTGCATCTTCGATGATTTTTTCTAAATTGTGGTTTTCTTCAAGCATTAAGCAATATCCTCTCTCTCGATTAGTGGTAGAACGTCATTTTCTCTCAAAATGTCATAGATCAATCGTCTACCTTTTTGAGTCCAAGCAGTAAGTGGTTTAGCATGATCCTTACCGTGTTTGTCGGTGTATGTATGAAGTTTCGTTGTAGTGTACTTCTTGCCCATATATGCCTTATATAAGATCCATTGACCGTTAACTTTATGCTGGATTCCTAGCTGGTGTAGCAATTTGTTAAACTTAACTGCACTGTAACCATAATCCATAGCAATTTGAGTAGTAACCATTGCATCAGTAGTCCCTAGAATGACATCTAAGTAACTAGCTTTCTTGTTGCTTTCTTCAAGTTGGCGGTTCAAACTCTTGTTTTCTAACTTAAGTTGCAAATTTTCACTGTGCAGAATATCCATAGCACGTTGAACAACGTTTTGTGGGTTATTCCACTTCTTTTCGATTTCGATTAAATACTCACGGTATTCTTTACCTTTTTTGGTTCTGCTTAAAAGACATAGCTGCTTAGCCATATCAATCGTAAGAGCATAGTCTTGAAGCTCTCTAACTTGCACACCACCGTTGTTTTGAACCTCCGTACTTATAAGTACACTGGTAAAATCTGAATTTTCTTCAAAACCATCGCTATTCTGTTCCCACCAAGCGGAAAATCTTCGCTTGATACCTAGTCCCTTATATAAATCTCTAGCACTAACTAGCTGCTGGTCGTTCTGTACTGTTACTTTGATTAATTCGTTATTCATCTTCATCGTCCTCATCTTCGCTTAATGCGGTTTTTAAAATAGCAAACATAGCAACGTCTTCTGGACTAACATTCAATTCTTTATCAAGAAATGCAATCAACTTAACGCTAAAGTTTCCAATTTCATTTCACGCCTGCCTTGTTCATAAAGGCTAATTGCTTGCTGTGTAACTCCAAACCCTTTTGCAATACTGGCTTGCGTTAAACCTTTGTCTAATCTCAACTCTCTTAATCTGTTTTGCATAGTGGTTACCTTCCGTACTCTCTAAAAATTGCGTTACGTTCTTCTTGCGTCATTTGCGGTACTGTTTGCGACTGTTGTTGAAGTTGTTGCTGAACCTGTCTCCAATCAGTAGCCCTTCGAACGGGCTTTACTGATTTGTTAAATTGTGGTTTAGGTGGTGTCATATCTAACACATCGTCATAGTGACTGTAGAACCAAGTTGATCCATAAGGTGTAAATTCAAGTGATATTCCTTTGATTTTTCGATATTTCAGGTAATTAGTGAGCTTGCTTAGCATTAGCTCATAAGTGTGTGTTTTATCTGCTTTACGCCATGCCTTATAGTGTCGTAATGCACTCTTCTTACCTTGTTTTCTTGGATATAGTGCCCAAAGCTTCTCAAATTCAATTTCAATGATTTGTGTTTGAGTTAATTCTTTAGGAATTTGAGCCTGCGCATCTGGCAATGCGCGTATATTATTATTTATACTTGTATTATTAATACTTGTAATATTCTCTTTAAACTTTTCTTTAATAGGGTGTTTAAAGTTTTCTTTAATACCCTCTTGTTCTTTTCTTGAATAGGTATTGTCATTTTCTTTAATAGGGGTATTGTCTTTTTCCTTAACAGGAGTGTTCTTATTTTCTTTAATAGGATTCATTACGGGATATATTTTTCTACCAATAATTTGTTTTCCATTTTTTTGAAAGACAACTTTGACATATCCTTTTTCTTTCAAGTGATTAATCCAATTTGAAATAGTTGTCTTAGTAACATCATATAGTGGAGCAAAATATCCATTGGTTGCTGTGCAATACCCACTCTTATTTGCTAATGCTGTAATCTCACTAAATAATAGTTTTTCGTTAGCTTTTAGTTTTCTGTCATATCTCACATTAGCAGGCGTTATTGAATAATAACTAGGCTGTTCGTTATTCATGATTTCTCACTTTCTAGGACAATGCCTTTTCAATCTCTGATTCTATTTCTGGATCTTTTGCGTAATCTGGAATGCCATTAGATTGTTCTATTTTGGCTTTAGCTTGTTCTTTCTTATTAGCAGCTATAGCCATTTCTGTGAACTGTCTTACTGCTTCTCCATCAGCTGAGTTTTCCTTAAGTTTTTCGTGCCACCACTCAATCGGAACACTTGTCTTAGCGTCGAGTCCCATCTTCTTTTGTTTGTCACACTCGGTGTAGATAGTAACTAAGAACTTCTTTTTTCCGTTGTAGTCAGCTTGATATCCGTACAGTTGATCTTTAGTCATTTTCTTTGGCTTTCTAGGTGCTGTTTGTCGCCTTGCTGGTTTTTGTGCAGGGGCTGTCTGTTTCTGTTGAGGTTGTTCAGGCAAATCTTCTCCTGCATAAACGTCTAATCCTAAACCTGCAAATGCTAAAGCTTTAACCAAACAACGCATCTGAGTTTTATTGATTTCAAAATAAGTCGGTTTAGCTATAACTTTATTTCGATAATCCATTACATAAAGCTTTGAACTATAGTTCTGTTCATCAATGGTTACTGCAACTTCTACTTCTGTTCCTGCGCTCGTTTGTCTATAATCTAAATTTCTGCCAGTTGCTAGCCAGCCCTCTTTAGTAAGAACATATTCGGGAAATTCTTTAATCTGATATGTAGCATCAGGATATAGGCTCTTAACCAAGCCCCAAGCTTTAGCCCAGCTTAGGTAATTTAGATTTCCTTTCTTTTCTAAAAGTGGCTTTACATCAACTTTTGCTAATGTTTCATATACTGATTTTTTCTTTTCTGTCATGGTGTTACTCCTTAGGTTTCTGTGATAATGCCTGTTTTAGTACGGCTTGACGTGCATCTTCTGCAATCTCTCGTAAGTAATTAATCTCTGCTCCAACGCTCCCAGCAGGAAAACTGTCATCAATTCTTGGCTTAAGTGAGTTAATCCAATTAATAGCTTGCTGATAAGAACTTTGTTGAAGGGATTCAGCAATAATAGCCTTAGTCCAATCACTGGCTTCTTTCTCCAGTTTGTATTGCCACGTCTTGTATTCTTTTTCGAACTCTGCATGTTTACTAGCCATCAGTAGTTGCCCTCCATACCGCCAAAGTAATCCATAACTTGCTCTTCCCAGAGGTCATCGTCTTGATCAACAGTAGCTAGATATTCAATTACTTCTTTTTTGTCCCAATCCGTTTTTTGAACAAAGTTATCAATACCCATTCCAAAAATTTGAGTAGTAATAAAGTGTTTGAAGTTATAATAATCACAACTACTGTCGCCGATTGTTACTAAAAACTTCCCTTCAAATGCCGAACTGATGCCTTGTTCAGCTAACTTTCTTTGTTCTTTCAGCAGTTGTTGTTCTCTAAAAGTTTTAGCCTGTTCTCGTGTCATAATCTCAATCATTGTGGTAAAATACTCCTTAGAAATTTAATTTATAAAACCTTTGAATTAGTCGTTACTGATTGCAGTCGGTAACGGCTTTTTTTGTGTCATTAATGCAATTTGAAATTGCTTGTCGTATTCATCAGCAACTAATGGCGCTCTATCTTGTCTTGCAAAAAATGCGTTGCTATTGCTGATTAATCTTGCTTCTAATGTCATCTTTCTCACCTCCTTTAAATACGTAATTTATTGCTATAATTAGTCTCAAGAAAGGAGGTTTAATTATGCATAAATATCTTGTAACATTTGATTATGAAATTGCTCCTAGTAATGAGCCATTAGCTGTAGCCATTCGAACAAAACTTGAAACTTTACCGGATACCAAATGGTTTCAACATTTACCCACAGAAATCATTTTGATTAGTCCTTTAAGCATTGATAAAATCTTTGAAGAAATACAATGTCTTGAAGAAACAATTCGAGTTTCAGTTTGTGAATTTTCTGATTTTAAGACTAATTCGTCTAGAACTAATCTTTGGCTTCGTCAGAACAACGTTTAACGTAGCTTTCATAAGCTGCAATATATTCTTTTTTTGATACAGGGTTTCCATTAAAGCTCATACCTTTAAATGGATCTCTGTATTTTTTTATTTCTTGTCCCATCAGTTACATCTCCTCTAAAGGAATATTCTCCAGAAGTAATAGCCCAACATAGTGATACATATAATTCCTGCTGCAATTACTTCTGAGCAAACAATTGCAACTAGCCAATCTGTCTTCTTTTTCATTTCTATCTCTCCAAATCCTTAATACTTGCGTTCCAGTCAATGCGGTGGTAGTTTTCTTCAATCCACTTTTTGGCGTCTTTTCTAAAAATGATTGTTTTCTTACCCCCTCTGGGATTAACTACAAAACCACCATTTTCAAAATTAACTTCCGGAAATTCGTCAAAGATAAAAACTCTAATCCATTCCTTACCTTTACCTCCGCAATATTTTTTTCGGAACTCATCAATATTGATTGTTGCTCCTTCTGCTTCTTCCTTTTCTTTATCAAATAAGGCTTTGATAATTGGTTTAAAGATAACTATGAGAGCATCCTTATTAATTAATTCAGGCATTTAATCACCTACTTAATCCTCAGCATGTTCAAGTTCAAATTCGATTTTCATTTTCTTGTATCTCCTCTACTTGTTTCCTAAATCTTGTAACTTTTATTTAAAAAAATGGAAGGTGAAATATTTAGAGCATCTGCTACACCAAAAGCAAACTCAGCTGTAAAACGTAATGTTCCATTCAAATATCCAGTTAAATTAGATGGCGACATATTCATCTTTCTAGCAAGATAACTTTTCTTAATTCCATGTTCTTTTAGATATTGATCTAAAATTTGGGCGCTATTCTCCTTAGTAAGACTTGGCATGTTTTCCCTCCTTTCAGTTACAAATATCTTGTAACTTTATACTTATATAATACTACATATTTTTAAAAATACAATACTTTCCTACATATTTTTTGTAAAAATATTTTAAAAATATAAAATTAAGTTACAATATAATTGTAATTTGATTGAGGAGGTCAAAAATATGACCGATTTTAGTGATAAATTAAAACAGCTTAGAGAAGGCAAAGGCTGGAGTAAAACTAATGTTGCTAAACATTTAGGCATTGGACTTTCAACTTATGCTAATTGGGAATATGGCATTAGTGAGCCTGATATTCAAACTATTAATCAAATAGCTACTCTGTATGATGTATCTAATGGATACTTAATGGGTAATGACAACAGTGGAAATGAAGAAAATGAAACTAAATCAGTTGACTTAGAAAAAGACCCTGTCGTACTTAGCTACGGTGGTCGTCCTGTTTCAGATGAAGATATGGATATTATCAAGGCTATCCTTGAAAGACATAAGAATGACGGAGGCGTTCACTACGAGTAATGCCTATGTACAACAATGATTTATTACTTTATATATGCCATTTAATTGAAGATCAAGGTCTAGGTGTCATACTATCTCGCTTAGAAGACAGACATTTTTGCTCTAGGTATCTTCCGCAAAGGAGGCTGATCATTGTCAATACGAACTGGTGGAATCCACCAGAAGTGCCGTTTATGGCAGCTCACGAACTAGGACATTGCATAAATGGCGATATAGGTGTTATGTACTATGACCATGATTATGACTGGCAAGAACATGACGCTTTTAATAGGAATGATGATGCCTTCAAAGAAGATCAAGCTGATTTATATGGATTAAATCTAATCTGGGATTATGCTTCTTCCCAAGGATATACCTGTGAAGACCCCGGAGAGTTTATGCTACAGTTTGGGATTCCTGAGAGATTGAAAAATGTGGTTGCCAAAAAATTTGAAAGCAACAATGATCTACTATTTTAGGCGATTTTATGAACAAAAAGTAAAAAGAGGAAAATAAAAATGAGTAAAAAATGCTTAATTTGTGGGAAATCAAGTTTAACAAAGCTAAAGTTAAAAGACGGTGTAATTTGTTCAAAATGTCTTAAGAAATCTAATTGGGGTAAAAGTTGGGGCACTACTCCTAACGCTGCTTTATTTTGGGCAAAGACTCTAACTTTTGATGAGTTTCAAGAATTTCTTGCAAATGGAGGAAATTATAAAACTGCAACTGAAAATTGGATAAAAAGGAGAACAGCTAAAACGCAAGCTAAATCAGATAAAATTGTAGAAAACGCAAAGGAAAAATTATCTAACACTGATAATAAGCAGGTAAATACTCGTTCATTAGATGATGCTATGGCACAAAATGAAGCTGAAAAGATCCAGAAAATGGATACTTCAGATAAGGTTAAACAAGAACTTATTGCTGCTAAGGTATTCGATTTAACTTTTGTAAAGAAAGAGATTAAAGCTCTTTCAGAAGTATTAGATGATACAGAAGTTATTAAGTACGCTTGTTCTGGTGTTCTTGATGGTCATACTTGGCTAGTAGTATGTACCAACAAAAGGGTTATCTTCTTAAATAAGAACATGGTATTTGGAATGGATCAAAAGGAAATACCTTTATCAGTGATTAACGCAGTATCTTATAGCAAGCAATTAGTTTCTGGCACTGTATCAATTACTAATGGTGCTAATGTAACTGGAATTGAAAAAATTAACGCTGTGGCTGCTCCTATTATGGCTAAGACTATCAGAGAACAAATGGCAGCAATTAAGTCTCCTACTCAATCTCAGACAGTAGTTCAATCTACTCCAGATGTCCCTGATGAAATTAAAAAATATAAGCAACTTTTAGATGATGATATTATCACTCAGGAAGAATTTGATGCAAAAAAGAAAGAATTACTTAATCTTTAAAAGCACATATAGGAGACATAAATGAAAGTTAAATTTAAAGCAGTAATTACCTCTATAACAGCTACAGTAATTTTAGGCAGCTCTTTCCCCTTGATTCAAAAATATAGTTCACAAATTGTCGAAGCAAAGCAAAAATCCACTCATCATAAGAAAAAGGCTAAAACTAAAAAATCTAAAGATACCTTATTATCTAGAGCAAAAAAATTAAAGTATGGGATGAAATTAACTACAGTCAAAAGAATTATGAAAATCAAACCTACTGAAGAAGAAAATGAAGATGGCTTTACAACTCTTACATATGGTAATGATAAAGTTATTCTTGGCTTTGATGAGCATAATAAACTATCTAATGCTCCTATAGGCGCTCCTCAGATTGCAAAACAAGGAGAAAAATATGCTCGTCAACATATAAGAAATAAGGATTAAAATGGCACGAATAAGAAAACGGGGTAAGAAATGGACTGCCGAAGTGTCGTGGTACATTAATAATAAGAGACAATATAAATCTAAAGGTGGATTCGAAACTAAGCGAGACGCTCAAAAATGGGCTAATGAGATGGAAGTAGCTAAAGATGACGAACAAATCTCTAATAAAGACCCCATTTTTGCTGAATATTTTAAAACTTGGTATGAAACCTTTAAAATTACAGGTAAATCAAATAATACTAAAAGACGCTATGCTAGAATTTATGATTTAATTAAATTAAATTTTCCTAACGTAAAAATCTCTAAAATGAATCGTTTTAAATATCAGAAATTTATAAACGATTACGGATCTACCCATGCCAAAGATACTGTAAAAAAAACGCATGGATCAATTAGATCATGCGTTAAAGATGCAATCAGTGAAGGAATTATAAGAAAGAACTTTACTGATAGAATTAATTTAGTATGGAATGAAGAAAAAAATAGAAAAATTGATTATTTAAACTTTTCTCAAGTCCAATTACTAGTTAAATCTCTTTTAAATGGCATTAAGCCATCTTATATAAGCAGATATATGCTTCTAACTATAATTTATACTGGAATGCGTCCGGGAGAAATCAGAGTGCTTACATGGCATGATATAGATTTAAAAAATAATCAAATCCATATCACTAAGTCTTGGGACTACGATAATAACAAGATTGTTAATTATGATTCAGACGAAATCAATAAGGAAACTAAAAACCGCTCTTCTACCCGTGTTATAGCTGTAGATCAAAAATTGCTTGATATTCTACTCCAGCTGAAAGAAAATGGAACAGAAAGGCTATTTATTAGCAATGATGGTACTATTCCAACATCAACCGCTGTGAACAAGGTTTTACGCAAGCATTTAAAGAAATTGAATATCGAAAAAGAAGGTTTTCACTTTCACAGTCTGCGACATACACACGTTGCAATGCTGCTTTTTAAAGGAGTAGACTTATACTCCATCAGCAAACGGTTAGGACACTCAAATATGAGTATAACTGCTTCTACTTACGCATATATGTTAGATGAATTGAAGCAAAAATCAGACAAACAAATAATCAATATTTTAGATGAAATTTAGACCTTAGCGGTCAAATGGCGGTCAAGATAAGGTAAAAAGCCTGTAGGATCAATACCTACAGGCTTTTATTAATGGAGATGAGGGGAGATAACTATGTTTTTATCGACTTTTATTCGCTTTTCTTCCTATATATTATACAAATATAATTGTATTCTATCATATACTGTTTTACTTTTGGCGGTCATTATGGTGGGCACAATTTACAAAATCAAAAAAAGCCACCCCAGAGAAGTTAATCTCCAGAGTGGCTTTTCATCTGTTTTAAATTTCCTACTTAAAAGTTCCCCATGCTTCATTACCGGCACGACATACTAAGTATCCGTATCCATTTGATCGAGGTTGTCTAATCCAGACATATCCATCGTGTCGGCTATAAGCATCATACTTAACTTCTGTACCTGCTGGAAGTTGAGCAATGATCTTAGATGAAGTTCTAGCTCCATATCTAAGATTAATTGCTCCTCCAGTCACGAACGTACCCTTTTCAGAGTACCAAACATCGCCTAAATCATCGACCCACTTCTTAACTTCCGGACGTGGCTTAGTTTCAGTAATAACTGGTTTAGCAGTTACCTTAACATCAACATTAGGCTTAGCAAGTTTCAACCAACCTTCTTTTGTAGTATTAACCACATTTCTGTCCATGTCGCCACCTGTAAATTGCCAAACAGTATAAGTTGGCCATGGGCTGACATTGAAACTAGCATTTGGTAAAACCCAAGAACTCCAATTCATGGTAGCATACCAAGCTAACCATAGACCGCAATCTTTAGTGCAGTTACCTACTTCAGGAAGCGCAGCTTGACCAGTATAGATAAGCGGCCAAACACCAGATAATTCGTGGTACTTATCAACAAACTTTCTACACCAATTTGAGTCTTTACCGAATTTAGGATTTTGATAATCTTCCCAATCTAAGGCGGGAACTGCTTCGCCAATGTAATTCTTGGTATTTTTATAGAAATAATTAGCTTCAACAGCAGGATCGCCACCACCAGCATAGTGATATACACCAAGCATCTTACCAGCCTTCTTTGCAGCTTGATAATCTGTATCACAATATGGATTTACATAGTAAGTTCCTTGAGTAGCTTTTACCATAGTGATATCAGTACCACTTTGGGTTGCAAAGCTTCTTGGACTACCACTATATACATCGACCATTTTAAGCACTCTTTTGTCCTCCTACTTATTAACTTCCTTTAACTCGCCAACAATGGTCGTCTTAGGCCTATCTACTGTATCCGCAATTGATTGAGCTTGTCTCATAGCAGTAACGGACTTCTCTACCATACCTTTTACGAAACTCATTGTTGGGTGTGGCAAGTGTGCCATGTCTAAGAGCAGAAACAAGCCTTGAACGACAAAGGTCAATTTATCTTCGCCGTCCCCTCCCCTCTTTTCTGCTTGGTAGACAAGGGGACTTACAGACTGGGCCACGATTTTTTCAGCCTTAGCCAAAAGGTCACCTTGCGCTGCTTTCTTGTCAATTGCAATCTTGTGTTTAGCGTATACAGAAGCAACAATCACTGCTGCAACTGATGTAATTACGATAGCTAAATCTAATAAATGATTGAAACTCATTATTTAGCCTCCTTTAAGTCCTTAATACGCAGTTCTAAGACCTTGGCATACTTAGCCATTGCTTGTTTTTGCTCGACTAGCAAAGCACGTTGGTTAGCAGATAAAGTCTTTTTATTTTGCTTTGACAAAAATTTTGACAACTTATCACGCTTTGCGTTTAGCTTTTTTAGTTCTTTTTCTAGCTTTTTAATCATTTTTGTTTCTCCTTTAATTCATCTTGTAAAATTTTGATTTCTTTTTTTAGATTATCAACACTATCATCCGGTGGAGCGTCATGTTTGGCTTTAACTTTAACCTGATAGAGAGTAGTAATCGCACCAATCAAGTATGCGATTGCTAAGATCAGATTGGTCAGATCTTGCAAACGTCCCACCTCCTATAAGTAATGAGCTACTAATAGAACCAAACTGAAAAGAATCAATTCTCCGATCACATTAAGTCCCATAACCCAATAACTAGACATGATGACATGGAGCAGTG